TGTGCATTTTGTGCTTGAGATGCACTTAATGCATACGAAGCACTAGTTGCAAATGATGAGCTTACAGCATTTAAAACGTAAGAGGCAGTTACTGCATTTTGAACAAATGATGCTGTTTGTGCATTTACTACAAACGATGCTGTACTAGCAAATGATGAGCTAACAGCATTTAAAACATAAGAGGCAGTTACTGCATTTTGAACGAATGATGCTGTTGAGGCAAATGAAGCACTTGTTGCTTGTGTAGCATTTGATGCGGTACCTAACAGAGAGCCTGTTATACCATTAGTTACAGATAAAGAATTTAAAACTGCATCTGATCCAGATACAATTAATTTTTTCCAGTTGGGCATTTTATTTTAGATTTAGTACTATGGTTAGTTACATACACTTATGCCGTGTATATGCCTACTTCCTTGCGGCCAATAGTATTGTTTGGTATAAATATATTATATATCTAAATTAACTATTATTTTGTTTTATATATTGATTTTGAATCTTTATAATAAGATTATAAAATACTTCTATTTGATGACCTTTTAAAGTGGTATCTTTTAAAATACCAAGTAAAAGTTCTAGTTCCTGTAATGTTAAATCATTTTCAGAAGCTAGAACGTTTATGTTTGTTGGTTGTGTTTTATTACCAACAATTATTTGATTTGCTGTAAAAGCCATAACTTTTTTAATTAGTTGTTTAAGCATATATAAATATATCCCCAGTACTACTATTTACATGTATATTACCGGATCCATTAGTACTACCACCCCAAGTTGGATTTGCTGGTGGTGCACTACCTGTTATTTTTGCTGATACTACAAATTCATCTGGTGTTAATGATGTAGATGTTCCTATAGCATCATAAGCCATAGCAAAACGACCATATGTTCCTGTTGAACTTGCTTCTAAATAGAAGGCTGATCCTGAGCCTGCTGCGTTATATTGAGTAACCCAACCTGAATCTGCTAATACACCTGAACCACTGTTTATTAGGATAAATTTATCCTTAATATTTAAGTTATCTACATTAGTAAATGATGCTGTACCAGCAACTGATAAGTTACCTGTTATTGTAGCATCTCCTGATACTGTTAGTGTTGTTAATGCTGATGTTCCTGTTATTGTTACTCCAGCTAATGTTCCAACACTTGTTAATGATGAAGCAAGTACATTGGAAGCTAAAGTAGCTCCAGTTAATGTTCCGGCTGGTGCAATTACTGCTGCTGTTGTGATACCTGTTGTTAAACCTTTAGCATTAATAGTAATTACTGGAATTGCTGTACTACCACCAGTTGTACCTGCTGTAGCTACTGTTGCTAAAGTAGTTGCATTACCTACTGATGTTACATCACCTGTTAAGTTAGCATTTGTTGTTACTGTTGATGCGAGGGATGATGATGTGGCAAAGGATGCTGATGTGGGTACTAATGTTACTAAACTTTGATTAAAAGTAGTACCATCACCTTTTGTAAATGTTAAGTTTGGATTACTAAAACTAGCTGTTGTTAACAATGATCCTGTGCTTACTTGATTAACAACATTTTGAGCAAAAGATGCTGTTAAGGCATATGATGCACTAGTAGCGGTTGTTGCAAGGCCATTTAGTGAACCACTAAAAGATCCAGTAAATGATGTTGCAATAACATTAGTAGTTACACTAAGTGAATTTAAACTAGCATCTGATCCAGATACTATGACTTTTTTCCATGTTGCCATTTTATTTTATGTGTTTTATGTTAATAAATATATGATTTATTCAAGCCCAATGTATAAAGATGATGAAGTAAACCAAATACTTCCTGCTTCTGTTGTTCCTGTTGGTATTATTGATTGTGTTGCAAATTGTACTATACTTTGACTAACAGTTAATACAGATTGTTGTGTTGTGAAATTTTTTATTACAAATAAATTGCTGTATAGAGTAGTATTACTACTAGAAGATATGTTTAAATATACATTACTGCCAGATTGTATTAAGAATAAATTGCTAGGAGTAGTATTTACACTAGCTGTAATACTTCCTGTTGTTATTCGAAAAATATTAAAATTAATAGAAGAGGCAGTTGCTGCATATGATGCACTTAATACTGTACCTACAATATTTGAAGCAGTGATGTATGATGCTGTTAATGCATTATTAGACCAACTAGCAGTACCTTGTAATGAACCAGTAAATCCTAATGTTGATGTTACTGATCCTGAAATTATTTGGTTACCTATAAACGTATTTGAACCTGTGGTTGCAAATGAACCTGCATCTATATTACTTCCACTCCCGCCATTCATTGCATATGATGCTGTTAGCGCATAACTACTACTTAACACACTCATGGAACTGGTGCTACTATTTAACACATAGGCTGGTGCATAGGAAGCTGTATCAGCATACGATGCACTTGTTATTGATGTAGATGTTCCTATTACGTAACCTCCCGATGTAAACAGGTACTGTCCATCTTCTATAAAAGGAAGTGATAGAGTTCCGTTGAAGACATTAGAACCAGATGTCTGTAAGCTTCCGGATATGATTATATCGTCTATATTAACACCATTAAGAGCATTTATAATTCTTAATACGTGGTCCGCTGTAATTATTTGTCCGGGTGCTATACCGGTTATTGGTATTGTTCCACCTTGTGCGTATGGTGTATAAATTATAACTGGTCCGGATACGTTTGCTCCTGATACATACTGCACGTCCGTACTTGGTATGTTATATCCGGTTAAGCTATTAATATAGTCAACTATCTGATTAACCGATCCACTACCCACGGGGTTAGCTGATTGGCTTATTATAATACCACTACCTGTTGGTACGTTAAAGCCAGATAAACTATTAATTTGATTTATAATATCGTTTAATTGACTCATAGTACGGTTTCAACATTAAATACAATCTTACATAAATTATAAGTCTTACTTGATAACTGTGCTAAGTATGCGTTTATTGAATCAGGTATTAAATATCCATTTAAGTTTAAACTAAAGTTAGTTCTTACTAATCTATCCTCCCCTGTTTCATACGCCAAGCTATCTTCAAAGCTATCAATCTTTGTTAAGAATTGAAATCTTGAAACATCACCCCAGTATGAATTAGATGCAAAATTAATAGCTTCAATAAGTTTATCCATTTGCTCCATAAAATTTGTCCAGATAATACAGTCGTATGATAGTGTTACGTAGTCAGGTGTTACAGTTACAATATACTCATCCTCTAACTTCTGATTCTGTAGTACGTGAAAGTCATCGTAAACATTACGTCTTGAGTATGCTTTTTTAAATAGTTGTACGTTCTGTGCTTTATTACCATCTAGTTTATTACCCAACTGCCTGTTTTGCTGTATTGATTTACGCTTAAACATTATGAGTGGTGACATTATTTTAGCTGCGCCATCTCTATAATACCCATCGCTCTGTACTGATTTCCATTTCTCGGGTGATCCGTATATGATTGGTACTGCTACTTGATTATTATTTTGATAGACTGATAATTTAAGTACGTTTTCAAAATAAAACATAATAGCTTCATCAATATCTTTTATACCAATAGAAAACTTCTTAGCAGTTTCACCATTCATAGAAACTTCAAAAGCTCTATTAAATTCCGGTTGACCGGGTTTAAATGGCTCGGAGGGTATAATGTTTGGATTGCCGTATTCTTTACTATACGGATGCACCAATTTATCCATAAACTCAATTCTATTCTGCGGTCTTACTTCTTGCATGTTATAGTCTAAATTGTTCGATTCCCAATCTTTCTGGTGATGTTAAGTGGGTTTCTAAGATGATTGAAAAGCTACTACCAAAATTCTGTAGTCCCTCTGAGTAGCTATAATCAGGATCTTTACCTACTATCAATTGGTTCTCGTTTACGTTATCAATTTCATAATATAGCTGATAATACATTATAATATCTCCTATTTCTGGAACTACGTTTGCTGTTATTAGATCGTCTTTTAAAAACCTAAATTCAGCATCTCGTCTTGTATCTGGGCCAAAGTCACTGTTGTCGACGGTAAAGTTTCCTCTATCTATTAAGCAATTAAGTAGAACAGGTCCTACGTATTGCTTTACCAATGCCTCACCGTATACATTTGGTGTCGTTATAGGTAGTACTACTTTATAGTAACCTATTTGTTGAGTTACTACATTATGTACAACCTCTGTAGCTATACCTTTAAACATAAGCGCATCCCTCGTTGATCCAAATATTGCCATTTTATCCTAGATACACCATTAGAGGTATATTTGTTAGTGTGTCGTTGAGTGATTGATTTTCTACTTGCTTTCGCTCTAGTTGTGATTTTCTTGTCATATCCTCGAGATCCGTCTTTAACTTTTCTCTAAGTGCTGTTTGTGCTTCACGACCTTTTGCTATAAGATCAGCACCGTTCAAGGTTACCTCTGAACCTGGTACTGGTACCTGTGTGTATTTGCCACGTACTAATCCTAATAATTCTGACGCTAGTGCTAATGTATACTCATATATCCACTGCTTACCTGGTTGATTTATTTGTCGGTATATAATTTGCGTATATGGTGCAAGGGATGGATTAGCTATTAATCCTTGATTTGATCCATATGGACTATTACCTGTTAAACTCATCATATCTGATTGATATGCATAATGTATCCATAGCTTATTTCCATCTGTATTTGGAACTGGCATTATTCTAAGCTTATTATTTATTATTTCAAAGCTTGGATTAGGTTTACGAATTTCGTTAGCCATTTCAATCTCCTGTAATCTCTGTAAATCCCAATAGAGTGGATATAGTACAACACTATTTGCACCACCAACTCCACCAACTCCGGAACCACCCCAATCACTTGGATTTGCTCCTGCCCCACCTAGTTGTGGATAATATGATCCAAATCCGTAAATATAATCAGGAGTAGCTGTAGTATATAACACTCTCTGTATTACAATTCTATCAGTTGAACCCATATACTGTGTATCAACAGCCCACTCTTGTAGATCATACACTTGTTGTTGACTTATTAAATCAAGTGATCCTGATCTCCAATCAACAAACCCACCTACACCGGCTACTGCACCATATGTTGCTGATATGTTTATTATATTTGTGAGATTTGGTGATATAACTGTATTATTCAACGTTGATCCTGTTGAAGCCCCCTCTAGTGTTATATAATTATCCTTAATTTTTGATTGGTATATTTCCTCAGCATATATTGATATAGCTTCTTCAAAGCAAGCATATATGTTTAAATCTTGTAGCTCTACGTCTAGGATTGGATATCCTAATTTCCTTGCTACGTAGTTAGCAACCTTTGGACCATCAGCCTGGTAAGTTAAATCGTTGTCGTAGAAACCAAACGGAGTGCTGCCTGTGATTGGTCCTGGACTGCCGTTATATATTAGTGGATTTGCCATTTATATTATTTTTTACCGTTATATTCATAATCTAGAATTTTTCCAACTAAATCAGATCTATGGTTATGTTGTAGCTTTATCCACTCAATACCATCTATTTTTTTAGAGAGCTCTATAGCGTAACTAAGTCCATTAAATTCATCCTTAATATCCTTCTGCTCATTATCTCCATTAATGATCATACGTCCATTCTTTCCTAGACGTGTTAAGATCGCCAATATTTCAGTTTTAGTTAGGTTTTGAGCTTCTTCTACCACTAATATATCATCTATTGTTTTACCGCGTATAAATTGTACTGGAAGGGCTATAATCTTACCGTCTAGGACTAACTGTTCAATTTTGACTTTATCGTAACACTTAACTAGGTTTTCTTGAAATGCTTCTAGGTATGGATTAAATTTATCGTTTAAATTACCTGGTAAAAAACCTAAAGAGTGTCCTACTTCTACAGTCGCTCTTGTTATAAATATACTATCAAACTCCTTCTTAAATAAAAAATCTAGTGCTGTTTGTGCTGATACTAGTGATTTTCCACACCCTGCTCTACCTGTTATTATAACTATTTGATTCTCACGTATTAACCTCTTTACTTCTTTTTGCTCCTCATTTAATTGAATTGCATATTTAATTTCACTCTTTAACACTTTCTTCTGCTTCTCCATATATTGTGGTTTTTGTGAGTAATGCTGTTTTATATAAATAGTTTAGCTATATAAATAAAAAAGCCTCCGTGTGGAGGCTTCTTATGTATTATTTTTAGTACTGTATTATACTGCTCTAATCATTAATATGCTACCGCTTCTATATAATCCGCCTACTGGTACACTACTAGCTGATGCCGCTGTATCGTTAGCAAAATTTAATGCTACTACTCCTGGGAAGGTTATACTACCTGACGTTGCTCTTAGACTGCCTGATATATCTAAGGTTGCTGTCAGTGTAGTTGTTCCTATACCAACATTACCACTTATAGTAGCATTTCCACTTATATTTGTAGAACCACTAACATTTAGTCTATACCCGGCGTCTGTAGTTGTGCCTAATAATAAATTACCTGCTAACCATGTTGAAGTGGTTGAACTATTGCCTATCCATGTTCTGTTAGATCCTGTTGCACTAACGCCTACACTTCCACTACCTATGAATATGTTGTTGTTACCTGTTGTATTGCTATTTGTTCCTGTGCCATAACCTGCTTGGTAGCCAATAGCAGTATTGTATTGTCCTGTGGTGTTGGAGTAAAGTGCATTCACACCATTAGCAGTATTGTAATTACCTGTGGTGTTGGAGTATAATGCTTGAAGTCCAGTAGCAGTACTACCTGTGCCAGTGGTGTTGGCGTATAATGCGCTATTACCAGTAGCCGTATTATTGTTGCCTGTGGTGTTGAAGTATAATGCTGAAACACCAATAGCAGTGTTGGTATTACCTATGGTATTAGTGTATAATGATGAATAGCCAATAGCAGTATTTTGTTGTCCTGTGGTGTTTGAGTATAATGCTTGATAGCCATTAGCAGTATTATTGGTACCTGTGGTGTTTGAGTATAATGCCTCAATACCAATAGCAGTGTTGGTATCACCTGTGGTATTAGTGTATAATGCATAATAGCCAATAGCAATATTGTAGCTGCCTTCGGTGTTGGATTGTAATGCATACATTCCATTAGCAGTATTGTAGTTGCCTATGGTGTTAGATGCTAATGCTCGATAGCCGTTAGCAGTATTTTGTTGTCCTGTGGTGTTTGAGTATAATGCCTCAATACCAATAGCAGTGTTGCTGGTACCTGTGGTGTTGTAGTATAATGCTCGATAGCCATTAGCAGTATTTTGTTGTCCTGTGGTGTTTGAGTATAATGCTTGATAGCCATTAGCAGTATTTTGTATGCCTGTGGTGTTTGAGTATAATGCTTGAAGTCCGGTAGCAATGTTTTGATATCCAGTGGTGTTACTTGCTAAAGATTGAGAACCAATAGCAGTATTTGTTGCAATACTTCCTGCTCCTCTACCGACTGTAATTCCATTTATTAGAGCATCACTTCCTGATACTTCTAGTTTTTTAGAAGGTGATGTTGTTCCTATACCAACATTACCACTAGAACTAATAAACATTCTAGTTGAACCACTAGTTTCAAAAGCAAGATTTTGAACATCATTAGTTCCTAATACTGCTTGAGCACCAAAGCTATTTCCACCTTGTACAAAGAAGTTATCGGTTAGTGATGATGTAGGTATAAATGATGCTGTTGTTGCAAACGAAGCACTTACTGCATTTAAAACGTATGATGCTGTGCTTGCAAACGATGCACTTACTGCTGATGTTGCAAATGAAGCGCTTACTGCATTTAAAACATATGATGCTGTTACTGCATTTGATGCCCAACTAGCTGTTCCGAATAACGAACTTGTAATATTGGTTGCTGTTATACTACCTACTACGTTAACTGACCCAGTTATTATAGCTGAATTGCTGCTTAGCGATAGTGATGATGTATTGCCAACACCATCCGTTATAGTAGTTGGTGTTATACTAATTGCTCCATTATCAATTGTTTTAAGCAAGCCTGTATACGTGCCTGCGATTGAATTTCCGGTTAAACTTGCCATATTATTTTATGTTATATTGGGGACTCTGATATAAATAGTACCATAACACATAAAAAAAGCCAGCACAAGGCTGGCTTTCTTTGGTTATTCTATAGTAGATTAAACGATGTTTAAGTCTGCTACATACAATTTACCATAGTACTCAGGACGTACCATTTTCTTAGCATAGCGAGTCATAATACCTTTACGTGGAACGAAGGTAGTAGGATCGTAGATAAGTGGAGTCATGATCAATGGAACGTATGGAGCGTAAACCGCACCGCACTCTAAAAATTGGTTACCACGGAAGCCCATCAAGATTACATTTTCAACCATATATGGATTTTTGTAAACTTTGTAGCGGCTATTCATGCTACCAATCTTCTGAACACCAAATGCATATTTCATAGTATCTGCTGCACCGTCAGTATCAGCTGCAAATCCAGGAATTGATTCCAAGATAGTAGCTACTGCTGGTGAAACAACCATAAAGTTTGCACCACCACGCATTGTTAATTGGTGGATAGTGTTAGAGATTTTTTGTAATTTGATACCAATTGTTTGGAACCAAGACATTTGATTGTAGTAAGCACCGGCCGTGTTGTTTGTTAGAACTCCGTTGCTGATTGAGTTACCAATCTTAGCTGACCAGAAATCAGTTGTTACTGCATTTTGAATCAACATATCAAGTATTTCCAAATCAATTTCTAAAGAGATGTACTCAGACAACATACCAGTCAATTCAGCCTCAGCATCCAAGCTATGGTAAGCGTTTAAATCTTGAGCAAATTCTGGAGTCCATTGTGCTTTTAACTTACGAGTTTTAGCAGAAATAGTTTCAGATCTCATTTGAACATTGATCTCAGGGATAACAATTTGACTTGTAGATGCAGCGTTTGGAACAGCGTAGTTAGTACTACCGTCTGGTACACCTTCAAAATCACCACGAGTTGCGAAATCAGTCTTTTTGTTGTACGATACAGTTGTTTTTTGAGTTGATCCTGTAATTGGACTTAAGTTAAGAGATGTAGTTACAAAGAAAATAACTGTACCAGCAACTGCGTCGTACCTAGTAAATTGTTGTAGTATATTAGCAGCTGTCAAAGATCCTGAAGTAGCGATAAAAGCGCGAATACCATTCAAATCAATGTTGGTATCGATTGATCCAGTTACAATAGTAAGTTTCGTGATTTGTCCGTTAAGAACAGATTGAGATACGCTAGCGTCAGCGCTCAAGTCAGTAACCCAGTTAGGAGATCCTGAAGTAATACTAGTTCCTGCAACAGAAGCTGAGAATTGGTTGATAGAGTAACCAAAACGACCTGGGCCATAAAGACCACTAGCTGCGGTGTTACCAAATGTGCTATCACCTACTGTAGATTGAGTACCGTAAACTGAATTAGCTCCAGCTGTAGTACTAAAAGGCTTAGGTATGTTGTTACCATATTGGAAATCCAAGAAGAATACTAAACCAGCAGGTAAGTTCATTGGTTGAACAGAAACGAACTCTTTAGCAGAAATTTGACCGAAGATCTTACGAACTAACGGTAAAGCTACACCAGCCCACTGCTCACCAACACCTGGAGTGAAAGTTGCACCTGAGGTTGTTCCACCACCTGTGTTTGATTGTTCCATTACTAATTGCTTAGCTTGGTTTTCAAGGATAAGAGCCATATTGTTACGGTCGTAATCCTTTAGGCCTTCTAAAAGACCAGACTTTGCCCATTTTTTGGACAGTCTTTGTGCAACGCCTAACTGATTGTTGTAGGGGTTGGCACTTTCGAGTAAAGATTGTACTAGATTTGACATTTTTAAATGTTTTGTTTTTGTTAAAATTAATTATTTGATTCCAGCAAGTGTTTGCCATCTTGATACGAAAGCGTCCACTTCTACAATTGGTCTAGCTGGAGCTGATCCAATTGGTTTTGATGCGAAACCTAGTGACTCTTTAAGAGCTGTTTTCTTTGGTGCTGCTATGATAGATTCAGTAAGCGTTGCATAAGTATTTTCAACTTCTTTAACGTTAGTTGCTCTATCAAAAGCATTCATCACCTTTACCTTTTGACTTTCGTTTAATGATTTAGCTTTAAGGATCTTGTTGAAATAAAGAAGTTTAGCATTTAAAAGATTAATCTCATTAAGTTCAGTTTGCATTACTTTTACAGTTCTGTTAGCTTCTTCGAGATCTTTTTTCATTTTGTCTTTTTTCATTTCGTCAACACTGTGTGCATTTTTGGTGTTACCAGCAACATGCTTTGCAGGATGTGGAGCTTCTTCTTCCATTTGATCTTTTTCAAGCTCAGCTAGGATTTCATCTAAAGAGATTTCTTCCATTTCATCTGGTTGTGGTTCGCCGTCTAAGTTAATAGCACCGTTTTCTTCATCAGAAGCTGGTTCCATTTCACCGCCGCCCATTTCCATTTCACCACCTTGTAATTGAGTGAATACATCACGAATGATGTCTTTCAATTCTCCTACTGTGATATCTACAACTGTTTCATCGTCAGATGCTTCTTCACCACCTTCTACTGCGCCTGCTTCTGTGTCTGCTTCTTCAGCATCTTCGTCATCTTCAGCTTCGTGTAGTTTGTGATCGCCTTTAGTAGTTCTAGCTTTTTCATCGTAGCCAGTACCACCTTTGCCTTTTGTTCCAACGTAGCCGTCAGATTTGATGTGTCCTTCTTCAAGCTCAGACTCATTTTCCATTTCTTCGGAAATTGCGTTTAACTCAGCAAGGATTTCATCGAGTGTGTTTTCGTCTACCATTTCAGCGTTTTCATCTTTCATTGTGCCTTCATCTGCCATGTACATAGCTTCTTCCATTTCATATGGGGTTTCTTCTAAGTCATTGCCATCTTCAAGCTCTTCGGATAATTTGATTCTCATCATTTCTTTAATGCGAGGCTCAAACGCTTCTGATAAACTTTGTTTTGCAGCTGCTAATGCTGTTTCGCGCACTGCTTTTGCATCCAGGATTGCCTGTTTGTAAAGTTCTTGATTAGTCATTGTTAACTAAAATTTGGGATTTGATTGCTTATTGAGGGTTGGAAGCAATATGTATATTATGTTATTTTCAATGCCACATTGGGAAGTGACATATGTTGATAAATATCAACGAGTTATCAAAAACGGATAACTTTATAAAAATAATTAATAGGTAATTATTTATTACTAGGCTACTCTAGCTACCATTTGTAAAAACTTTTTAGCTAGATCTGGGTTATTCATCCAGCTTTTTATAACTTGTAGATTTGTATCGAAGGCATAGTCGTCATTAGTAGCAAATAACCACGGCATTGTCTCTTTATATTGCGGATCTTGTTTGACGGCCTCAACATCTTTATTTTTAAGATCTTGCGGTAGTTTTGCTATTAACTTCTTATAAGCTTCTTTTTGTGCAGGATCTTCTATTTTTGATAAGCTTTTTTTAATAGTGCCTATATAAGTGCCAGCATGTGCTGTAAATTCTTCGGGGGTTTGAAACATTCTCGTGTACTTCTCTACAGCATTTTTAGCTACGTTGGCATTAAACTTTCTGTTCTTTTCTGCTCCAACTCCTATTTTATTATATAATGATTTTTTAGCTGTTTTTGGATCTATAGCATGTATAAGCTCGTGTCTTATTACTTCCTCAAATTGCTGCTCATCGTGACTATCAAAATTGGCTAAATTAATTATAATGTGTTTTTTTGCTAAGTCTATTTTAGCTGTGGTATCGTCTGTGGCTTTTGTACCTCTACCTGCTGCAAAGTCTTCTGGATCATTGTATAGTCCAACGCTAACTCCTATTGTGTTTTGGTCTATTGGCGTTATCGTAAAGTAGTTTTTAAACTTTGATAATACTAGTGGATTAGTACCGTCCTGTGGTGCTTTTGTTTTTAAATCTTCAAGATTAGTGTGTACATATCTGTACAACTCCCCAGCTTTATCCATTTCCTCATCAGGAACTTCAATAGCTTTCCCTTCAGTAGCCAGTACTTCTTTTAATATATCAACTAGTTTAAGCATTACTTAAATTTTGAAGCAGCAAAGTTTCCAACACTTCTCATATCAACTCCCTTATTAGCAACGTCTTTAGCTACTGTTAACATTTTATTTAACAACGTATCTAATTGTACTAGCTCAGCAGTTTGTAGCTTCTGGCGAAGATCTCCACTTCTTAGCTCTTTTGCTATCTGTAGTAAATGTGTTGCAAATGCTTGTGTTGTTGTTGCTGGTTTAAATTCAGTACCTACTCCACCACCTGGTGTATGTTGTTTTACTTTACCGAGTGGGTCTTTTACTATTGGACTTGGTATAGCTTCTTCCATGTCAGTATTTTCGGTCACCAAACCCGCTAACTTTTGCATTCTTGTTGATTGGTTCATTGTTATGTTTTTTATATAAATATTACTTTAAACAGCAAATACCTGATTGGGTACAGAGGATATCTGATATTAGTCTATTAACTCCTTGGTATTTGTTTGTTTGTTGATTGTCTGGGTTGTATGATTCTTGTAATCCCATAGCTTGGTCTCTCATTCCTACTGGTGTTACGTATGCTCCAAATGTAGAAGGTGTTGAGACAAAATCCCAACAAATTAACTCTAAATCCTCTTCAACTTGAACAAGGCCTTCACCAATTGGTGATACAGATCCCATTGCTCTTGATGACACTCCTACATTAATTCCAGCTAAAAATAACTCTTTTAATATATTGCCTGATGGTGTGTCTAAAATTTCAAATTCACCATAAAGATCTTCACCATCCCACCACATTTTTGTAATGTTGTGACATACGTTCTTTAGGTTTATAATGGATGATTCTGGGTGATCTAGTTCTCCTAGTGCTCTTTTATCTCTTACGGGACCTTCTGTATAAAGATCTGTTTGTATCTTTAAAGTACGATATGGGTATACACGGTGATTAGCATTCGGCTTTCCTGCCGCTTGAATTTTTCCTGATACCAGAAATGGTGCTCTTGGATTCATTCTACCTTCCCTCAGTTGTTGAGGTTGAGGTTTGAATAGCATGTACTCTATTAATACTTGTTTGCTCATTATCCTTTTTTTACGTACAAATTTTTAAAGGCTTGTGATGTTTCTGTCGATGCGTCAGGAGATACTACCGTAGGCATTCCTTTTGATGCAGGGTTAGCTGCATTTTTAAGTGTATATAATCCAACTTCTTCTAATTCCTTTTTGATACTCTTTGTTAACTTCTCTTTCAAGCTTTTAAACTTATCAAATGATTTTCCTAAATCTACCCCACCTCTAAATGAATTTTTTTTCTCTAATGCATCTAAGTCGTATACATCTGAATACATTCCAGCGTTATACATCGCTTTCATGCGATCATCCTTTCCTTTCATAAAGCCTGTTATTTTAACTTCTATACCGTCTGGTGCTACTACTACATCTCCTATATTAAATGTCTCTCCTGCTTTATTATTAGCTTGCTTAATTTCAGCTGCTGCTAACTCTTTACCTCTCTTTTCAGACGACCATCTTTCAAAACCAGTGTTATCTTTGTATTCATCAACATGCTTTTCTACGTGTGGCTTCAAAACATTACCTTGCTTGTGAACCACTTTACCGCTACTTAATTTTATTTCTGCTGTATTATCAGGAGTCATCTCTTCAATTACTCCGATTTCGCCTTCAGGGGTAACTACACTCTCTCCTTTAGCAAATTTTTTTCTTGGTTCACCTATTTCAAAATATTCTTCTAAGATGTTTTCCTTTAATCTCTGAGCAACACTCTCTTTCACTATCTTTACACCTTTTGGTAATCCTCTTGCTCTTTCTTTATTGCTTTGGTTTGTTTGTGTGTTTGCTTTTTCATCCTTTTTAAGGACTTTCATTGCATTCGCCTTATCAACTAAGTTATCTTTTTTAACTTCCTGTGTTCTTAATCCCTTATCTATCTTTTCAACAGCATCTGTATTGGTAATAATAAGGTCCATGTATGCTTTTGGATCTTTTACAAGATTCTTATAGGCTTTTACTTTTGCTTTTATTAAATTCTCATCTGTAACTTCTGGCATTTGTAATAATTCAAACTCCATACCTTTCATTAACTGTATGTAGTTTACACTATCAAACTCATGTACAATAGCTTCGTTTAAAGGCTCTGCTGCTTCACTTTTTAAATCTTGATAATCTTGTTGAATCTTTTCTACTGCTATTTTAGCATTTTGAGCGTTTGTTAAGTATATGTCAATTCCCATGAGGTCAAATGCTTTACCACCACCTATTTTACCTACTACTTTATCTTTTGATACTGTCACTGTTGCTTTTCCTCCACCATGTACTGGTAAAGTATCGGCACTAAAAGAAACGTTATCACCTCCACCACCTACATTTTTAAACCCTAATTTTTTAATTTCAGATGCCAATGCCGGATTAATATACTTTTCTAATGCTTTTCGCTGTTCGCCTCTTTCTTCTTCATGTTCATCACCAGTAAAACCTTTATCTTGGAATGATTTTAATGTTTTTGCCGCTAACCCCATTGAAATTTCAGTAACAGCTTGTTTATTAATTTTTTGAGAGGACCTTAAAAGTCCTTCATTTACTGTTGACTTCTCAACACTATCATTATCATTTAAACTTTTCTCCACTCCATTAAGAACATATGTTCTCATATCAATGAATTTAACTCCTTTGATTCTTTCACCATTACGTTTAATTATATCAAACTTATCTGTTGTGTTGATTTTAGTATTTTTATCTACCATTGTAGGAGTAGATCTCATACCAACCATTTCGTTAAATCTATTTTCAAGATCTTGATTAACCCTCATATCAATATCAAAGTCATCTTCTGCTGCTTTTTTATATTCTTCATCATCATAATCTACTACATCAGGTACGTGATTGCCAGTTGCAAAAAATACTAACTCTCTTGCAAGATCGTCAGCAGTCGATGTTCCAACCATATTCGTATTACCATCAATATCAAAGGTTGGTAATGCCTCGCTTGCTTTTTCCCAAGTCACATCGTTAATGAGGTCGTCTTGCCACATATTTTTTAGGGCTACTTCAATTGCTTTTGGTGTGATTTGAGCCGATCCTTCACCCATATAATCCCATTGAGATAGTTTAGCATCTTCACCTGGTCCTGGATCGTATTCATCGCTTGTTGTGTGACTAGCAACTAACATTTTAGCAGCTTCTTCTGCACTAGTTTTTCCAAACTTACTCACAACCTCTTCTGGTCTATTTTGTAGTTGTGTCATTACTTTACCGTATACGGCTGATGATAGTTGATACTGCATTTCTCCAACAATGTTCTTAACAGATTTTAACCATTTATCACTTTGATCATCCCCTTCACCCATATAATCCCATTGAGATAGTTTAGCATCTTCAGCGTCTTTTTCTATATTATGACGCTTTTCTATATCTGTAAATTCATCGTCGTCATTACCTTCGTGTCCTTCAATATCAACAACGTCTCTAGGATACTTTGCTGCAAGTTCCTCTGCATCAATTCCTTGTTCTGCTGCTATGTATTCAATTGCTTCTTCGTATGAGTTTCCTCTTGCAAGTAGATCCTTAATGTCCTGTTCAACTTGATCATTACCTCGACTTGATTTCCAATTTGATAATATACCACCCATTTGTGGGGTGTTAAATATATTCTCACTTATAATTCTTTTACTTTTTAATATACTTACAGCATCTTGGTATGAATTTGTAGAAACAATCCATTGTGGGAAGTCTCTACGCACATTAACCATGAAATTAGCTTTAGTCATTTTGCCTTCTAAGAGGTCCTGGTATTGTCTTGTTATATTTTTCATACTAATAAATAGAGTTATCTACCCTGTCCTACGTATTTCTTTGGTCTAGGACTGTGTTTGTTGTAAGATTTTTTAACTGTTCCATTTTTTCTTTTGCCGAAAGTTGCTTTACTACTTGAAGTCGATCCCTTTGCTATTGCCATTTTGATTATTTTTTACCTTCCATCATATTACCACCTTGTAACTCTTCCGCAAAGCTTAATATTGCATTTGTTAGTTTTTGTTTTGATTTAACATCAGCTTGTAATGCAGCAATTGTATTATGTAGTGCCTCTGCCTGTGGTCCTGGGTATTTGTCTGTTATTTTTCCTTCCTGAAATAGTCCGACTTCAGCTCCGTCTTTATCCAACTCTAGTACATCTTCGTACATACTACCAAATGGTAAATCGCTGTCAGTGCTCATGCTACCACCTTGTGCGTTCTGCATAACACTTTCTACGTCTAGGCCTGGAAATTGATCTTTAATTTGCATTGCTACTTGTTCAGCATCCATTCCTTGTTGTAGCAAGTTCTCTGCTACAGAAATTGCTTGATCGTATGCTAGGTTCTCGTTTAGTTTGGTTGCTTTTGAGTATGCTCCTAGTCTGTTTTCAGTTAAGTACCTTTTAAAGTTGAAATTATCCGCCATCTTATTTTATTTTTTTTAATTTTGTATACGCTTCAACAACCTTTGTATTTATTTTTTCAAATAATTTCTTTGTATTGTGTCTATACTCCATTTGCTCCTCTCCCTCCGATAACTCACCTCTCATTTGATTAGTGTACTCCAGTAATCTATTAATTTCCTCGAGTTTCTTATGTATCATCTTAGCAGCTTCATGCATTTGCTGTGGCTTTGTTCTTGTTAAAGCCTCTCTCTTAAATCTATGATAGTTTTCATTTAAACTTTCTAGGTTTGAATCGTTTACTAATACATTTAATCCCAATTCACTAAACACTACTGTAACATCAGCTCCACTAATATCTTTTACAACTCCCTCTGCTCCTTTTGTTAGTATTTTACTACCATACTTTGTAGTTGGACCTTTGTAAATTACCTGTTTACCCATTGTTAAATCTTCCCATAAATCCTTTACAATAACACCCTGCATACCAGATTCACCTCTTTTTACCTTCTTCATACCATCCTGCGTCAAGGTGTGTATATCTGCTTTACCGTGTGCAAGCATTGGAGCGTCCTCTTTCATCTCTGGTCCCATGTATTGCTTCTTAGATGCATGTAGGCTTGGATTGAAAGCTCCTGCTCCTGTACTCATTGACCCTTCCTCGCTCATTCTTTTAATAGCTTGAGCGATTCTAATAGCTTCTTCGTGAGTTAAAGGTGTACGAGCAACTACCTTATCCGCTAACATCTTAGCAGCTTGGTCGCCAATTTTTACGTACTGGACTAGATAATCTACTATTTTAGTATAGTAATCATCAATATCTTCTAGTAAAAACTGCTTTTGAAATTGTATACTCATTACTTGATTACTTTTAACTCTTCTACTAGTTGATAATATTCCATTAATCCTACTAACGATTCATCCCTCACTGGTTCCCCTGTGTTGATAGGTTTAATTAATTTAATAGCTTCTTTTAATTTAATCTGTGTTACTCTATCAGTTACATTTTCTAATAACGCTGTTAATTCCTTCTTAACCTTATCAAATTTATTATTTAAGTATATCTTTAACTGTTTTGTATCTGATATATTGTTTATATACTCTTTGAGTAGGTTTTTTTGGTTATCTGATAATCCTGAATACTTGTCATTAAACTTTTCTACTAGTATTTTGTAAGCAAGTAGCCGTATTTCCTTGTCCTCCTTCATAAATTCTTCAACTGCTTTAGATGCTACCTTCCTTTCTGTAAGCGATTCCTTAGTTACATGCTCTAGTAAAGTCACTTTATTTGATATAATCTGCTTAGTATCAATACACTCAGTGCTAATTTGAGACTCAACTAACGTATAAACCGCTGCATATATCTTATAACCGTTAATTTTTGCCTTGAAAAAATTATCAAGATCGTAGTATTTCTTAATTTCTTTAATTAACTTATACTTTTCAACGTTTAATTTTGCTCTATCTAATTTTTTAGACTGCTCAAGCACAGTGTTAACTAACATCTCAGCCCTACTCTCTGTAAGTATTGGAGTATTTAGTACCGTGTTATACAGTTCACATTCCTTCTGTAATTCTGTATTTATGAAGTATTTTTTAAAGATTTTTACAGCTTTAGGGTCTTTGTTCGACATCAAATCTGACGTTGCTTGTCTGACCAATAGCTCAAAAAGCACTCCGGTATTCTTATATTTGCTATGCTTTATCATACAGTTTTTGCTTGCTTATAAATATCAGGGAGTTATGTTAAGTCTGGCTTTATTTGATTCTCATTCAATAGGTCGCTTTCTTTGAATAAATCCGTATTTCTTTTACCGAATTGCTCCAGTAACACTCTATTTTTATAATAAACTGTCTTGGTGACGGCATTTTCTAGTGCTAGTGGTGATCCTCCTTGGTATTTTACCTTCAAACCATTCTCTCCTGATTTAGGTTTTGATTTGATATCATAAGTACCCATCCTATCTGATCCTAATGGATCGTCAGATGTATTGATAAGCGACACCTTCTCTTGTGGTCTGCCTGGTAATTTTACTGGTTCTGATGGGTTCATCTCATCGTAGCCTTGTGGTACTTCAGTATTAGCTAGGTTGGTGTTGCCATATCCACCATACATTGATGCGATTTGGTGTGGTGTTCCGTATACTTGGCCTGTTACAGCTGGGTCGTTGCCTTCTTCTTCAATTTGCTTGGTTCTAAAGGATCTCTTAGCATCTTCAGCAATAAGATCTCTATACTCGTCAAACTCATCTTCAGAGAAGTGAAATATTTTATCATAGATCCAATCAGTTGGCATTAATTTATTCTCAAGCATTTGAGCTGCTAGATCTACTTTCTCTTTCATCAATGCTATACGCTCTTGATCATAGATAATTGACGGTGTAGTTAGTGATATTTCAAAATTAGCAATTGATTCGTTAGTATATCCATTTGCATATAGATGTACTAAGCCAATTTTAGTTAACTCACTAAGCACTATACGTTGTAAACGCTCAATTGTACGAGCAAATCTAATATCTTCAGCTGCCAAAGTTGCTTTACCTGTCAAATCTTTTTCATATCCAAGAAATGCTTTCGGTATTTTAAGTGCTGCAAATAATTTATTTAGTAGGTAGTTTATATCCTCAATACCATTATACTCTAATGCCTTTGCTGTATCGATACGTGTTGATTGATCATTCCCTCTTACTGGTATGAAGAAATCTTCCAACATATTCTGTACGTTATACTTTAGGTTGTAGTTTCCTGTTTGAGGATCTACTAGTGGATTCTTTTTCATCTTACTAATCATTCTCTGCATGTAGTTTTCTACCTCATTAGGTGGAATAGCTCCTACATTTACATAGAATATCCTTCTTTCCGGAGCACGAGTGATACGATGAATTAACATCGCGTCTTCCATCAATACGTACTGTTTAAATAACTTCCTTGCAGGCTCTAAGTATGATCTACCGTACGGTAGGTAGTTAATATCTCCAATTAATCTCAGATGAGCCATCTCGTAATTATAGAATGTAACACCTTGATCTGTATTTTGATATGAAGTTGAGTAACCAGCCGATGCTCCTAATGCAGCTGTTGGATCATATTTGAAAATAACCTCTGATGGATTACTTGGGTTTGTTCCTTCTAGTCTTACAATATTATAGGCTGAGAATGGTATTACGTTGTAAACGCCAAACTGCTCGGCTATTTCCATTTTCAAAAAGAAATCTCCATACTTACACATAGTCCTAATCCAGAACCATAGATTAAATTCAATATTTAAAATGTCATAGTATAGATTATATAATATCTTTTGAATATTTTCATCAGCTGACCTGATTTGTAGTACTTCGCCTTGTTCGTTTTTGAGTGTACACTCATCAGCTATAATATCTAAAGCAGATGCTATAATTGGATCAGTATCCATTGCTTCATA